TAATGGATGCCATTGAAAAAGAAGTGGCACAGATTGCCGAATATCAAGACAAGTTAGAAATAATGGAAAATTATTTCCGTGAATAAAGTCACAGTTCCTTGGCAGAGTCAGAGTAATGAATGGTGGAACGAAACCTGTGCTACTATTATGGAACACTTTGGTTTGCCAGGGGGAAAGTATGTAACTAACGTCAACTCTGAATGTATGACTTTTACTTTCTACAACGATCAAGATGCTTTAATGTGTAAAATGCTAGTGAGCGACAAAATATGAAAGAACGTATAGTTGTAATAATTCTATTGATAATCAGCGTTTCTATACTAGTGACTACAGATTTTGGTCGAGGGCAAACAGTTGTATACGACTGTAGAGATGCTCACTGGCATCCCGATGTGCCGATTGAAGTTAAAAAACAATGCTCTGAGTTAATGTACAAACAATGGAAAGAAAAGAATGAAAGAAAAAATGATCCAAGCATACATGAAAACCGCCGAGACCTTCTCAGAACTTAGTCATGCTAGGCGGTTACACGTTGGTGCGATCGTAGTCAAAGATGATAGAATCATTAGTATTGGCTACAACGGTATGCCGGCCGGCTGGGATAACAATTGTGAATATGTGTACACACACCCGCAAACTAAAATTGACGAATTAGTAACTCGTAACGAAGTGCTTCATGCGGAAACTAACGCTATTGCCAAATTAGCCAAATCTAACGAATCTGGTATGGGTGCTACTATGTTTATTACCCATGCTCCATGTTTAGACTGTGCTAAACTTATCTATCAAAGTGGTATTAATAGTGTTTTATACAGGAACGCTTATAGAGACACTAGCGGTATTGAATTTCTTAAAAAATCAGGAGTAACTGTTGAAATCGTGGACACTATCAGTTAAAGAGGACGGAATCCTTGAGTTGCCTCAAGACTTTCTAGATGAGGCAGGGTGGAAGGAAGGAGACTGCCTTCAATGGATTGATAATTATGACGGGTCATGGACTTTGGTTAAAGAAGAGTTGACTACTTTTATTAATAATGGTATAATAAACAATGAGCAAAATTAAAATCGCAGAGCTGTTTTACAGCATACAAGGTGAAGGACGCTATATGGGTGTGCCTTCTGTTTTCTTACGTACATTTGGTTGTAACTTTAAATGTGCTGGCTTTGGCATGCCTAGGGGCCAACTAAGCACAGAAGTAGACGCAATCGCGCAAATCGTAGATAAATTTAACAAATATGAAGAACTACCTCTCGTCACTACTGGCTGCGATAGTTACGCAAGTTGGGATCCAAGATTCAAGAATCTTAGTCCAATGCTTACCAGTGAAGCAATTGTAGATCGTATTATGGAAATTATTCCACATAACGAATGGCAAGACGAACACCTAGTTATTACAGGTGGCGAGCCATTGTTAGGCTGGCAACGTGCTTATCCAGATTTGCTGAATAATTCTAAGATGAAAGCATTGAAAGAGATTACGTTCGAAACAAACGGTACTCAAAAACTTACTCCAGAGTTTAAAGAATATTTGAGAAAGTGGAACAGCGAAGTAGGTAAAGAACTTACGTTTAGCGTAAGTGCTAAACTTCCATGTAGCGGTGAGAAGTGGGAAGAAGCAATTCTGCCAGAAGTAGTTTGCGAATATGAAGAAGTTGGTACAGCATACTTGAAGTTTGTAATTGCTACAAAGCAAGACTTTGCCGATGCAGAATGTGCCATTGGTGCGTATCGTGCGGCAGGCTTTAAAGGACATGTTTATCTAATGCCAGTAGGTGGCGTGGAAAGTGTTTACGCACTAAACAATCGCACAGTGGCGGACTTAGCAATGAAGAACGGCTTACGCTACAGTGATAGATTACAGGTGCCGTTATTTAAGAATGAGTGGGGAACTTAATGAATATTATTAAAAAGCTGTTTGGCTTAGATAAGCTAGAAGCCAATATCCTAGAGACTAAACGTCTATTAGAGGAAGCAGAAGCTAAGAAAAACGAAGCAGAAGCTGCTCTTAAAGAAATTGAAAAACAAGCTGAACTGGCTAAACTCACTCCTAAAGAGAGAGCAAATCGCAAAGATGAGCCATGGGTAGGAGTTCTAGAAACGCATGTTAACAAAGAAAATGTCCGTAATGGGTTTTTCGAGCTTGACTGGAACGACCAATTTGTGTTACAATTAAAACAACAAGGATACGGATACGACGGTGACAAAGACGAAGAAATTGTCGATCGTTGGTTTCGTGAACTGTGTGCTAACGTTGTAGTAGAGGAAGGAATTACTTCTACTGTTAACACAGGTGTTATCGATATTAATCAAGTTAAAAAGAATTTAGGAAAGCAATGACATATATTTTAGTTGATACAGCAAATACGTTTTTTCGTGCTCGCCATGTGATCAATGGTGACGCTGATATCAAACTAGGCATGGCGTTTCACATTACGCTTAATTCTATTAAAAAAGCATGGAAAGATTTTGACGGTAGTCATGTTATCTTCTGTCTAGAGGGACGTAGCTGGCGTAAGGATTATTATGCTCCTTACAAACGCAATCGTTCAGACGCTCGTGCTGCTCATAACGAACGTGAACAAGAAGAAGAAAAAGTATTTTGGGAAGCGTTTGATACGTTTAAAGATTTCATCGATACTAAAACTAACTGTACAGTTCTTCAAAACCCTCAACTCGAAGCAGATGATTTAATTGCTGGATGGATTCAAAGTCATCCGCAAGATAATCACGTTATCATTAGTACAGACACAGATTTCTTACAGCTTATTGCTCCTAACGTTAAACAATATAACGGCGTTTCAGAAACTACAATTACACACGAAGGTTACTTCGATGCTAAAGGCAAACGTATAATTGACAAGAAAACAAACGAAGCCAAACCTGCTCCTAATCCAGAGTGGTTATTGTTTGAGAAGTGTATGCGTGGCGATACTAGCGATAACGTCTTTAGTGCGTATCCAGGTGTGCGTGTAAAAGGCACTAAAAATAAAGTTGGATTAACTGAAGCATTTGAAGATCGTAGCTCAAAAGGATTCGCTTGGAACAATCTCATGCTTCAGCGATGGACTGATCACGAAGGAGTTGAACATCGTGTTTTAGAAGATTACAATAGAAACAAACAGTTAATTGATTTAGCTGCTCAACCCGACGATATTAAAACGATTATTAAGTCGACTATTAGTACCGCAATTGCTGCTGATAAAAATATCAGTCAAGTAGGTATTCGATTAATTAAATTTTGTAATTTGTACGATCTTAAAAAGATTTCAGACCAAGCACAGCACTACGCTGAACCGCTTAATGCTAGATATGTAAATGACACAGTGGGGGAGAGAAATGACTGAAGAAATTCACGCTAAAGCTATTATTGATGATAAGTTTTGGATTGTAGAAAAAGGTGGAGAAAAGTTTGCTACACTTCGCAAAGACGAAGAAAATAGATTTGTGATGAGTAACGAAACTGGCATTCGAATCTTTGAGAATAGAGAAAGTATTACTAAACAATATGGCAAAGATTTCTTTATCGCTAAAATTATTAGAGAAGCCGATAACTCAGAACCTAACGAAGTTCATGGGTTTCCTTCTAGTACTTCTCCGCATAATGCTATGTATGATATTAGAAAAAAGTTGCCATTGTTTACAAAAAGTAAAGATTCAAAAAGCGCATACTGCGCCGGATACTATGTGATTAGATTTGATAAAGGATGGGTTAAAAGTTTCTGTCCTAAACTAATTACTCTTCAAAGATACGAATTCAAAGGGCCATTTAAATCAGAAGTAGAAATGAAACAGGTTCTTTCAAATGTCTCAAAATAACATTCCCGCTAATTTACCCAGTGTCGAAAGACTTGTACAACGACTAGCTGCCGCTGAACGAAGTCAACAAAAAGACATTAGGATTACCGTACAGGAAGCTCGAGAATTAACAGCAGAATTAGCAATTTTAACCTCAAAATTAGGTCGTACTGTACAGGAAATTCGAGAGATGTTGTCCGAAATGCGTAGTTCTAGTGAGAAAATCGAGGTTAAGTTCGACGGGGGAGGCTTCGGTCCGGGCTAAATAATATACGTGGTTAATTAGGAATACGTATAAATGTCTAGACCGAAACCGAAAGTATTGTTAGAATACGCAAATAAAGAAAACTATAAGGTAGAACAGATCTTAGAAAGCGATGCCATTTGGGCTGTGTTTTATAAAGGCCAGCCTTTCAATCTCAAAAGCGGCAGTCTAGTAGCAAACTATCCCGGTCCTAAATACAAAAAAGTAAGTTTTTCAAATCCAGGCCATGCTCATAATTTGGCTAAGAAACTTAATCGTCTTTTCAAAACTATCGACTTTGCTGTTTATAAATTAACTACCGGTGAAGAAATAAAATAAATTATGGATTCAAAAGACCGCTACACGACGATGTTCCTTCGTGCTGCGAATCAACTACACGACTCTGATAGTATAAAAAAAGTTAGAACGCATTGGTGGTATAGTACCAGAGATAAAGAACAAGGCGGACTGAGATTGACAGACCTTGGTCTACAATTTATAATAGAACAAGCTGATATAAAAGTGTACTCTATTAAACTTCCTCCAGAATTTTCGTTAACAGCACAAGTGGTAATTTGGTTAGATCAATTTTTAGACAGTCCGTTTCATATCAGTAAAAAAGAAATAACAGTGTTGTCGGAAAAGTCAGCATTTGAGTTATATCTATTTTCAGGAGATGTTAGAAAAATGGGTCATGCTAAAGCAATGTCTAAAAGATTAAGCCAGAATTCCGACAATCTTTAACTACGTATATTAAATATTACTACAATGGTTGAACTAAATCCTTTAAACATTTTAAATCAACGTCAGTTAGACACACTGCCGCCGCATTTTGCTAAAGTTAAAATAGCAGATGATGCTGTATTGTTTGATAATAATCTAAGTAACTGGATTAATACAAAACTAAAACAGAGGTTTTGTATTGTTAAACAGCCCGGAGTTAATAGTAACGGTCAGTTAAAACTAGCCACGTTTGTGGGGTTTGAAGACCAAAAAGAACTAACTTACTTTATGTTAGCATGTCCATATTTTAGGAGAAAATACAATGACTGAAGAAATCAAAGAAGTACCCGCACAAGAAGCACAAGCAGCAGCGCCAGAAGCACCAGTTGCCGATTTAACTATCGCTGACTTAAATGCTCTAAGAGCTATTGTTGATGTTGCCTGTCAACGTGGCGCATTTAAAGCACCAGAAATGGAAGCAGTAGGAAAAACATTTAATAAACTAAATGCTTTCCTAGAAGCAGCAGCTAAGAACGCACAACCGGCACAAGGACAAGAGTAATATGACAAATATCAAGCACGTGGGGCGATTAAAATCAAACAATGCCAAAGTACTGGTAGTGTTTAGGACTCTGCCCGGAGATCCTTATCACGCTCTAGTGCTTGGTACCTCAGGCCTAAGTGACACATATCACAATGCTATTATTTCAGTAGTCGATAGTCATCAGGCGCAGGACGTTAATGAACTAGGGGATATTCTATGTATTAGACATTTTCCTGATGGTCGACTAATGTTATCTGCTATGCATGAGGACGGTAAACTAGTGAGAGTGTCAACTACTGATGTAGTAATGACTCCTAATACATCTGATACTATTCCGCTAGATCAATTAAACTTATTGATTGCCGAACAAAAAGGTCTTGCTTTAGATGAACTAGCACAAGAAATTGGTGCTACAATTCCTAAAGAAGAAACTAAAAATAAGCCAGTTGAAACTCCAGCGGCGCCACAGGTAGCCGCTGTTGAAGAACCGGTAACTGCTAGTGATCTACGATCAAAGGCCGATGCGTTATACAAAGAAGCCGCTAAACTTAGAAAGCAAGCAGACGACTTAGATCCTCCTAAGAAGAAAGTTACAAAGGCCAAAGAAACTTCTGATGCCTAAGAGCTTTTTTAAGGTTCCAGACAATCTTGTTGGAGAGTGGCCTGAAATATTTGAAGATATGTGGATAAGCACTATGCCAGTAGATTATCTACATACTCTTCAAATAGAGTTCACTGATGGCCGAGTTTGGGAAATAGATATTTCTGAAAAGATGGATAAAGAAGAATCTAAAATTTTATCCGAGCGTCTAAAAGAAACTTTTATAGAATATCGAGATACAATTAAAACTGTTCAATTCCAAATGAACATTAACAAATTAAAAAAAGACATAGTTCAGTCAACTAAAAACTTTCTTTAAATTTTTCTTCTAAAAAGCTGAAGTCATTAATTAACTTCAGCTTTTCTTTTGACTGAGCATTCTCTAGATAGAATTGATTACCAGCAACGGCGCCGCCGATACAATATTCAGCATAGTTGCCACTTGCCTGCGTCAGCCATGTATGTAATCTCTGTTCAGTTTCTATATTATTTTGATTGTGTATTAGCTTACTAGATAACTTAACAGATTCTCTAAAAGCAGTGCGCCACGTAGAAAAATCAGTTTCATTAAATCTGTTTATGCTAGCCACTATAGGCACTACAATATTTTTTTCCGTGACACTGGTTGTAAAGTCAAAATAATCTTCCGAAGTTTTTAACACAGCAAATTTATTAAGTAGTTTAAGGCCGCCATGACCGTACTCTAATCCGTTCACCGGATTTTGACTGTGAAAGAAATAACTGGCACGATCCCGTCTATTGATATCTAACTCAAATTTAAATCCTGGAAGAAGTTCTGAATCAGCATCGACTACCCAAAAATATTCAGTTTTACTCTGCTGTGCTGCCTTAAAATGTGCTTTTCTAATACCAATTACGTTGGCAATCCATTTGGCGTGTGGTGCTTGTTCGCGAACAATTTCCCAGTGGTTGTCTGCCAATCGCTCTCCAAAACTAATAAAAAATACATCAAACATTATTCGTCTACCGTATTAACTGTTAAATTAGTTCTACTAGGGTTATTATAGATGGTTTTAGCCCACTGACTCGTAAATGGGTCTAAATCAACCACATTTAGTGTCGTCTGCTGTCTAAGTATGTCCTTCTGCTGTTTAGCGAGAATTTCAATATTTGTGGCTGTACAACCTGTTGATTCATATAAGGTTTTTAGGTAGTCAAAATCACGAACCTGTCTAAAATCCCAGTCGGAGCAAAGAGTCATTGCGGCTCCTAATCTTGCTCCGTAAATAGCAAACTGTCCATTTTCTACATCTGCGCCCACACTGGTCCAAACTAGAAGACGCTGTAAGTTACGCCAATGTAAAGATTTAGCAATATCTGTGGTACTAAAACGTATACCTCGATCTAGGCTCATTTTAACACCTTCACGGAATCCAGCTCGCCATGCTTGATACGGAGTTGCGTTATTATGCGTTTCGCTATAACACTTGTTAACCTGCTTGTATTTGACATCCCAACAGAAGTCTACTTCGCTGCGAGGATCGCCTGCGTGTTCGTGTGTTCTCATGTTATTAACTATACTACGAGTCCAACATTTGAGTCCTCCATTGCCGTAGATTAATCCATTAATCATATTATAGCTAGCCCAGCTTACTACACAATCTTCAGGTATACTGTCATCGAACGCTATTACTTCGTTGAAAAAATTAGAGTTTACAATGTTGTCACCGTCAACAGTAATAAATCTTTCTGTTTCCGAAATTCTAGCACATTCTTTATGGGCAGCATCTGATCCCTTTACACCATGTACACGTTTGGCCCACGGCGCTTTGGTCAATAGATCAGCATAGTTACGTTCAGCATTTGGCTCGTCGTAACTTAGATAGACAATGTCGCACTCTACTACACTTAGTTTACTCATCTTTAAATTCTATCATCGAATACTGTTCTTGTACATATAAATCTACTAGGTCTTTTTCACTAGCACAGATCATCGGAATTTCTACTTCGGGTTCGAGAATATTTAATGTTCTAATGTAATGCCTTTGAGATTTTTGTTCACAGATAAAAACAAAAACAGGATCTGCGTTGATTTTTGATATCTTCCAAACTCCTAATTGACAATTACGTATTACTTTTATTTTTGGGAATCCGTCATTTGTTATTTTTATTGGGTATGTTTTATTAACTGTGAGATTATTAGAATTTTTAACAATTTGATATTGTTGATTTTCTTTAATTACTCGATAGTCTGTAGTTCTTAATTCCCCAGAAGTAAATTTAATTGCCTGCTCAACCGTAATTTGAAAATTAGGATAACCTGACAGCGGCAGTCCAACACAACAGATCTCACCAGTTACATTGTCATAACTAATATAGAATTCCGGATCTTGCCAGGTTATAGTTCCTAAGCGACTTCTTGTTGGCATATTTTATTAAAAAGTTCGTTGGTTAGAAATTCATCATTAACATAATGTAAGATGCCTCGTTGTGGATGATTTCCTACAATAACTGTTTTATCTATTTCAGTATCTAAAACTGTAGACCAATTATTAACAGCAGTATATAGTCCCTGTATTGCCGATTTCATATGAATAAATTTTGCGGGTTCTACTATTTTACAAGTTACTAAATGTTCTATCTGTAAAATTTTTACAGCAATTGCCGACGAGACATCCATAGACAAAAACTCTTGTGTTCGATTAGGAGTAAATGTGTTATAGTAAGATTGGTAATCTTTAACTACCACTTCGAGCTGCTGGTAAAAATCTTGAGCAAGTTTAGATTTTTTAAAATAATGAAAACCAAAATATACATTTGGCAAATTGTTTTCGATGAAAGTTTTTCTATAGACAGTATCTGTGATTAATCTAGTTTTAAAATCATAAACTTGTGAAGTAAAAAACAAGTCGTAGTTTAGTAGAAAACTCCAAGCATTATCTAAATTTTCAGTTACTAATACATCGCTGTCAAATACAATAGTTTCCGTATAAGGCGACACGTGATATAATTTCCAACGATTTTCAACTTTCCATGTTGAGTGTTTGCTACTGTCTCCCCAGGGGATAGGAATTACTTTGTCAAACAGGTGTAGATACTGTTCAGGAATTGGGTCGTCTGTAACAATACTCACTGGATCTAGATTACTATGCGATCGCAAACTTGCCGATAATGCTATAGCCTGTTTAACATAGTCAACGTTGCTATTTTGAGCAAATATTAAATATCCTTTAGACACTTACTAACTCCTGAAGAGCAATTTTATTCATTATGTGTAGATCAATGTCTCGAATATCTGAGATAACATATTCGTTAGATTTACGCTGACGTTGTATTAGTGCTTTACAAGACATGTCGGAGATAGAAATTACTGTGTCGCGATCTGTTATATAATGAAGATCAAACGGTAAATCAGCAACTAAGTCTTTTAATAAATGTACCGCAATAGTAAAAGAAAAGTCGTTTCGATAAAGTCTAGAACTAAACTGATATTTTTGTTTATAAAAAGTCCAATTATCTTTTATGTGTGATATTAGATCAAAAAATATTTTAGTGTCGGCAGTTTTTCTAAAAAAGAAAACCGTGGCCCAATAAAAATCTAACTGCGTGAGTCCTAGATATTTAAATTCAGAACTGTCTCTCCAGTAGGATAAATCCTGACTAGTTTTTGCCACTACTAGATCGTTGGGCTGATTAAAACAATAATTTAATACATCAGTGTATAGGAAATAATCAACATCTATTACCAGTGTTTCATCGTAAGGTGTTAGCTGCCAAGCATCTGCTCTAGAATAATTTTTCCACTGACTGTTAGTTTCTTCTAGGCCGTTATAAAACTTTCTCACGTTGCCAAGTTGATCATCGGCAATTGCGATTATCTTATCAAAAATTTGAGGATTTTTTATTTGCTCGGGTGTAGATGTGATAACAGAAATCGGCTTATTTAAATATTTTTGACAACGTCTAGCACATTCCTCTGCTATGTCAGTATACTTAATAAGGTCGTTGTTTGACGCAAATAGTAAAACCCCCTGTGTCATTTTTCTAACAACCTCTGAGGAGTTCTAACTTTTTTAAGTTCTTCAAAGTCTGTATAATACTGTCTATTAGCTTCGATAATTTTACTTTGAACTAGGAAGTAAAATTCCTCAATGTCCGATATTAAAACGGGAATATTATTTGAGTCAACTAGCACATGTTCAACTTCAACTGTTTTTAAAATATTAACGGCTGTGAGCAGGATTAAGTCGGCTACAAATGTTCCGCCGTTATAATAGAGAATTTGAGCTTGACGATATTTAGAAAATGCTAGAGCTTTCTGATTAGCTAGCATTTCCAAACTAGTAGACAATTCTAATGCTTGTTTGAGTCGAGTATCCATGTATATATTATACAGGATTTTTTTATAGTGTCAACCTTTAGAAATTTGGAGCAGTAATTGTCGGAGCAGCTACATCTACATTATTAATAGATCGTGTAGCTCTGCCTCCAATAGAGGCACCGTTTACGCTTTCATCAACAGCCGCGCCTGTACCTGTTTGATCTCCAACGTCGTTGTCTTCAAATATAAATCTAAAAGTTACAGTTGTAGCACCGCCGTTATTATTATTGGCCGCATTACAGGCAACATCGATGTAATATCTATTTTCTACATAAACTCCGGCGGCTGCGGAAATAGACGCTAGACGAGTGTAAGTAGTGGTTAGGCCATAAAAACTGGCGCCACCGATTAATACATTACGTCCAAAGGTCATGTTGTACCATGTTTGATCTTTTGGACCGCCGCCGTTAACTCCTGCTGCTCCACCAACGCTGACAATTCCGCCACTGTTAAAAAAGTACCTAGCAGCATTAGCAGATGGAAACGTAAATGTCACAAACCCGGTTAAGGTTCCATTCCAAACGCCTGCGTTACCGGTAACGGTAGCAGTTTCAGATTGTTGGTTGCCGGCAATAAGAAATTTATTAGTTTCTACTGTAGTAGCAAAAGTTTCATAAGGAGTGATAACAGCATCATCGATAACCTGACCAACTGCAACATCAGTTAAGTTAGCAGCTTCATCCAATCCAGTCTGGTGCTGGCGAGCTTTTAATAAGTCAGTTCTTAGATTGTCCCAGTGTGTGTCATCAATAACAGAATTGACTGCTAATTGAGAACTAGCCAACGCTTGGCCGTAACCGCTCTGTCCGCTACCTACTCCTAAAATATTAGCAATTTTAGTCTGTATGTTATTGTAGTCGGCAAGTAATATTGTATTGCCTTGCGTTACACTGGGTCTAATGTCTGCCATTACTGTTTACCTTCTAGTCTCTCAATTTTAGCATTTAGTTCTTTGATACACTCAATTAGATAAGCTGTGACTTTTGTATAGTGAATACCGTTAGCATTACCTTCCTCATCTAGTTGTACCAGTTCAGGAATAACTGTTAATACATCCTCAGCAATCATACCAGGTTCATTAAAGGAAGATTTATCTTTCTTATCGTATGTTACACCTTGTAATTGTAACACTTTTTCCAAAGCATTGTCAATTGGTTTAATATTCTCTTTAAATTTAATAGATGATTGTTCTGTAAATGTTCCAGCAATAACCATACTGCTGCCGTTAAAGGCTAACCACGGAGTCGTCATAGTACCTGCGGTAGTAGCACCCGATTGACCAAACCAATATGAGTTGGCTCCTAGTCCTAATGCTCCAGTACTACCCGTTAGTCCAAATCCGCAGCCAATTTGGCCTTGGCGGGTTAATCCGTAGTAACTGTAGTTGTTAGCGTTGGCTGGTTCAGTAACAGCGACTGTGCCGTAGGGATCATTACTAGCCCCGTTGCCGTTAATTTGAACCGAAGTTCCAAAATGTCCAGTTCCTGAAATATTTCCGCTAGATGTTAAACTTGTTAGTGTGCCAACACTTGTGATGTTTGGTTGAGCTGCGGTCGTTACCGTGCCGGCGGTAGTAGCGGAGGCTGCACTACCTGTCACATTAATAGACCATGTTCCAGTCGCTCCGACACCGTCTGTGAAGACAACGTCTTTGAACGAAGAATACGCAGAGGCCGAGCCCCAAGATTGTTGATACACACGAATACCAATTGCGCTCTTATTGAACATAACTAGATTATCGTTGCCGCCCGATGAATCTGTATATGATCTCATATGTAGATAATCAGCATACGGAGAGGTGTTATTATTTGCCCACGAAGTAAAACCAAAACGTATCTTGCCGGCATCGTCGTCTACTGGTGCTTTTACTCGATCATCAAACGATGACTGGTATGTAGCATTTGTGGCAGAAGTTGCGGATGTAGCTGTACCAGCATTACCAGAAATACTAATGGCCCATGTACCTGTAGCATTGCCGCCGGAACGTGTCGGTACATCTAAGAATGTTCTAATTGCTGGCGTGTCACTACAGAATCTAATAAAATTATCTGTACTATTATTAACTCTAAATGCCATTGCTCCGCTAATTGTAGTTTGGTCAGCAAATTCTGAACGGACTAATCTAACAACAATATCGCCAGACGCATCTCTAACTGCCACAGTACTGACAGTACTAGCTTGAGCAGAATTAAATCCATCTAATAAATCAGCGTTCAGGTTAGCAACTACTGTGGTAGAAGCCACAGTAAACGGTGCTGTACCGGTAGCCTGAGTTGACGTTACTGTGGTAAATCTACCTGTTGAGGCAGTAGTAGCACCAATGCTCATATTGTTGATAGTGCCGGCAGTAGCAGGATTAACTGTTAACGTGCCTGTACCAGTTGGGCTAATTGTTATTGATGCGTTAGCTGGACTTAAAGTAACTGTTGAACTAGCTGTTAGAGTTGTAAACGCTCCTGTTGATGCTGTAGTAGCACCAATGCTCATATTGTTAATAGAGCCAAGAGTAGCTGGTGCTATTACTACGTTACCTGTACCAGTTGGACTAATAGTTACAGAAGCGTTAGCTGGACTTAATGTAGTTGTTGATGTTGACGATAATCCAGCTAGTGTACTAGACGCACCTGCGTTAATTGCTCCTGATATACCGACGCCGCCCGTTACTACTAACGAGCCTGAGCCTGTGCCAGTTGATGCTGTTCCAGCGTTAAATGTTACCTGTCCGTTAACTCCTAATGTTGTAAAAAGAGCAGTGTTTCGAACTGATGTACCAATTGGAGTGTTTTCAATACTGCCGGCATACAAGCGTTTAGCAATACTAACACCGCCAGCAATTTGAACTGCACCCGAAAGTGGAGATGACGAAGACGCTTCAGTACCATTGGCTACTGACAGTGTTGTTCCAGATTTAACATCTAATACCGATGCTGTTAGCGATAGTGAATTTGTGCCGCCGGCATAAAAATATAAAGTATTGTTGTTTGCCGCCGGAGTTAATTCAGCAAGAATGTATGTGTCGCCATCGACGTCTCGCACACCGCCTAGGGAATTCCATTGATTACCGGCACCATACCCTTCGTACAGAGACAATTCAGAGTTATATCTAATCTGTCCTTGAGTTGGACTTCCGCTTCGTTGACTAATATTACCCACAGGCAGTTGTATAGAATTAGTACTGTTGAAAACTGTACGAGCATTATTAACAGTTAATGCTCCTGTTGATGCTCCTAAATTTAATGCTGTAGCTGCGCCGCCAATATTTAAAGTAGTAGCTGTGGTATTAATTAAATTGAATGTTGTAGTGCTAGAAGTTAGATCGCCGCCGTCGATATCTAAATCTCCAACAACATTTAAATTGTTTCTAACATTAGTAGTACCCGATGCTGCTCCAACATTTAGTGTTGTAGCTGCTCCACCAACGTTTAATGTTGTGGCGGTTGTTTCAATTAAATTAAAGGTTGTTTGGTTGGTGGTGATGTCACCGCCATTAACTGCTATATCGCCCGTTAATGTAGCGTTACCGGTTAATGCGGTTGTGCCGCCAACTGCTAAATCGGTACCAACATAGAGTTTTTTCTCTATGCCGACACCCCCTTCTACAACCAGTGCTCCGGTATCTTTATCAGAGCTGTCAGTTGTTTCGCGAATAATCGCATTTTCTGTTACGTCAAGACCATTCTTGACTACAAAGTCATTAGTTGCCATAGGTTTCCCTCTCCACCTTTATGTTTTTATTTACAATAGATTTGTCAATCTAGTAACCCTTACGTTAATTGTATCAGACGCAGTTGGTGTAACTCTCAATCTTACTGAATCTCCGCTGACATCAACTTCAAAAATACCCAACACATTAGCCCCTGTTTTTATCACAGCATAGTCAGTCATAAACGCATTTGTTCCGTTGTGTATGACCAATATTTCAGATACTTGGAAAGCTCCCGCATCCGGACCTGCTGTACACTGAACCTGTACAGTATATTTGGCAGAACGATAAACTAGTCTGCTAAACGTATCAACTTCACTTAATAAAGTAATGCCTGTAACAACATTGGTTGATAAGAATACTCCAGAGATACTAACTGCTCCAGTTACGTTTAAGTTTCCTGTAATGTTAGTTGACTTTTGAATATTAACAACACCTGTGCCGCTAGGTTCCAATGTAATATTACCGTTGACGCCTTGAGAAATTGTAATGTTACCAGTGTTGGTATTATTATTAGTACTCAACACTAACGAACCTGTGCCATTAGTAGTAATAGTAGTTGCGGTATTTGCTGCTCCTACTGTAACTCTGTTGTTTGAAACTCTTAATGTTTGAGCAGCGGTATTACCGTTGGTCATTAATCTCAACAAGAATTCAAAGTTTTCAGCTGTTGGTGTTACGCTGGTAGTTAATGTTTCAAGTACTGCTCCGATTTCGTTATTATTACCCGATGTTTCTGTAATAAATTGAAGACCAGTACCAACACCCGATAACGGAGTTCCAGTTACAGAGTGGCGTAGACTTAGTGGATAACCGATTGCGCTTACACCGGTATTTTCTAAATCTATAGTTAGAGCATTTGGAGCTACAACTATACTAGAATTAACTGTAAACTCGTCGGACGACGAATTACCAATTGTGGTATTTCCGTCAACTACTAGATTTCCTACTAATGTTAAATTCGAACTCCACTCAGGCGATGTACCGTTACTAACTAATATAGAGTTTGCTGCGCCAAGAGCTAGAGCAGTTGCCGCAGTTGAAGTTGAACCATATATTAATGAACCAGATGCTAGAGCATTTAATCCTGTACCGCCACGATTCACAGGGACCGGAGTTGTTAGGTTACTTGGATCTAAGAAATACGATGCTTGTAAACCACCAAGTGACAACGCATCAATACGACCAGAAATAACTGAAACTTTACCGTCTGTTACATCAAACTGTCCTTTAGAGAAACTAGCAACACCTGCGTTGGTAAAACTTTCGTCTCCGGACAATTTGCTTGCTCTAATAACGTCTAGTTTTATATCACCGAAATATTCGTTGAACGGTAATCCTGTTAGAGGATCTGTTAGTGTAACGAACGATCCGGTAATACTAACTGGACTATCTGTGTTTGGTGTTAAACTCTGTACTACATACTGCCATGTACTGTCACCTCTTAAGAACGTGTCAGTATTAGCAGTTCCGGTTGCTAATCTTGAAGTAGCAATAATACCAGAAATAATATTCGAAGCATCAACGTTAGTAGTCGATAACAATACATACGCATCTTCATTAACTGACGATGTGTTAATATTGCCAATTAGAGTAACGTTCTGTAACTTAAATGTCATTGATCCTGTTCCCGGATCTCCGAACGGTGCTGCCTGAATTGTAACTCCGCCTACACTAGCTAAAGCATCTAATCTCAACTGATGTAGAGTAAAGTTATTAACTGTTACACTACCTACATAGTACCTAGAAGATACTAATCCTACCGGAACATCTGCTCCAGTAATTTCTACAGGATCGCCAGTAACGAATCCATGAGCTGG